GTTTTGTATATCCAGCCTACTGTAGCATTGGCATATACCAACGTAATAGCTTGACCATTGGCGCTTAAAGCCAGATTGTCTGTTGAACTATTAATCTTTTCTGACCCATTAGAATCAATAGTTAGATTGTTTGAAGCAAAATAATTTTGACTGTCGATGAGCGTTATTTCATCATTAACAGCCCCTGCAGGAAGCGTGACGGTAAATGCATCAGTTGTCTTAGTATCGCAAAAGATTTGATCACCCGCAACGGCAGTATAAGCCGCAGTATGGGTGACATAACTTTTTTGCAGCATTCCTAAAGCCGTATTCGTTCCGTCAGAATAAACCAAGGCGGTTGCACCGACAGGCATTGTATAACCTGTCCCTGAAGCCGTCTTAACAGTTAAAGTATAATTACTTGAAGAACGTGTCGTTGAATCTTTAACAATAAAGATTCTTTCTGCCGAAGCAGGCATAATGAATTGTCGATTGCCTGCGAGTGTTCCTGTTAAAACAAAAAATAGATTTTTACCATTGGAAGTCGCTCCATCATTCAATGCCAATGTGACATCGCCTGAAGCTACATCAACTGATAAATATCCACTCGAAGACTGTTCTAAAATTTCTAGATTAGTATTGGTAACGGTTCCCCATAAGCCAGCTTTTTCCCCTGTGGTTACTTTTTCTAACTGTAAATTTGTCGTATATGTTGATGCCATAATTCTCCTATAAAGGGTCTATATTAGTCCAGCTTTGACTTGCATCTGGATCAATTGCATTCCACGTTATCACATTCACATCGGCCGCGCCAGTAGAAACTGTTACGCCGCTGCCATCAGGGGAGACGGTTGTACTGAGGGTATAAGTAGGAGTTCCACTACTAACCGTCCCACATAAGCTACCTGTAACGCTAACTGTAACATCGATATCGACTAGTGCCGTAGCTCCAAAAGTTGTCTCTGCGAATGCTGATAAACCTAACATATAAATTCCTAAAAAGAGAGTGTCCAGGGTGATTGGTGGAGTCTGGACACTCCCTTTTTACTAGTATCACTTTTTAAACCAAACAGGAAGTCCTAAATGAGGACGCTTGTCAAAGATATTATCTTTAGCTCCAGGAGTCTTACAATTATTATAATGTAAAAATACTTGAATACATTCTTTTCCTTTAAATTTATTTCGCCAATGCTCTAGTTCACAGCCGCTGTAAACCAGCATATCTCCTGGTTTTAAATCTACTTTAATTCCTTTAGCTTTACTTGCTTGAGTAATGCCCTTCACTACATCGGGTCTTCCTACATTTTCATTAGGACTTAAATAGATCGACCAGGGATCTCCTCCAAGATTCATCGTAGTGGATATCTCACAGCTAAATCGATCCTTATGTCGTTTAAGAATATCTCCTTTTTTATAAATTCTTGCATAGGTATAAGCAGGACTCAACTTTAATCCTGTAGTCTTTTCCATAAGGGGTTGGCATTTCAACATTAAAGTTTCCGTAACAATATCTGCATAGCAATAATAGGTGTTGGGTACCTGTTCCTCTGCGCCTTCATAATATCCTACCATGACTTCATAGGGAGAAATGTATCTTTGTTTTAAACAAGTATCATAAACCTGTTTTTTCATGGCAAAATAGTTGGCAGCGAAGATCGCTAAATCTTTTGAAATAGCTTGTTTAATAACTACATATTTATCTTTCTTAAACATCTTTAGCCATCCCTTTAGGAATAGCGGTTATGTTCCAATGGATGAATCTTAAAGGTTCTTTACCATGGTCAACTGCATATTCGTGTTCTAAATATCCTGGAAAGATAATTAATGTGCCAGGTTTAGGTCTAAAATGAATTTGTTCTGTACCATGAAAGATACCTTTTAATTCTGGTTTCATTTTTAGTTTCGTAGCTCTTGCTCCTGTTCTTGGTTCATGGAAAATAGGATAAGAAGTTTTATCAGAACATTTTAAAAAATAAAATCCTGATACATGCTGGTTCCAATGGATATGTGCTGAGTGATGACCTCCACCTTTTTTAGAAAATTCTTGAACCCACATTTCAGAAAATAGGGTGGTATATAATTTCATATCATAGCCATGATGATCTAAAAATTCCCAAGACTTTTGACCAATATAGTTTCTTAAATCTAAAAAATCGTTATCCTTTGTTAATGGGCTTGAATGATAACTAGTTCCAAAGTCACCATATTTTTTGATATAGGCTTTCTGATTTTTTCTCGCTTCGTTAATATATTTATCACTAGCTTTATTTAATGACTTAACAAATTCTGGTTTTTCTTCTGACCATAAAGGAGTTTTAAAATGTTCATTGATATACATAAGTATACCATCCTGTGATTATATATTTAATTTCTAATGAAGAATTCCCTCTATGAGTATGAGTCCAACTTGACGGAAATATAACAGTACGCCCCTCTTTAGGTTTTATTTTCATTTTTTGATATAAAAATTCAGTTTCTCCTTTATGTTTAACATCATTCAAATAGGTCGTAAAAACTAAAAATCTATCTTTAACACCTTCTCCACCATCGTTTTCACAATGCCATCCAAAATAGGATTCATTAGGATTGTATTTTTGAATTTTAATCTCATTAAACAAGTCCCAAGAATGTTGATTACTATCACAATATTTATATTTAATTTTATATTTTTTTAAAACATTCGTTAAAGCAATAAGATATGGGTTTAAAATTGGATCGTTCTTATATAATATAACTTGCGTCATTGTTGTAAAATTATCTTTAATCCATTCTTTATTATTGGAATTTTCAAAAACATTAATTAAATTTTTACAAATACTTTTCTCTATATAATCACCATAAATAAACATTATTTAAAAGGATAACCCAAATGCCATAGGACAAGTGAATATCTTACTCCTCTTGTTATGGGTTTAACTCTATGCCAAACAAATGAAGGAAACACAATGATTGAACCCTTGGGTAATATTTCTGTTGCTTTTCTTAAGTGTTGCGCCTCGTCTCTCATTTGAGGTGAATATTGTCTAAAATCAAATTCTAATTCGCCACCAGAATATTCCGAACCGTCGGTTAACTGACAAGTCATGGAAAGCTTTCTTATCTTCCCATGCAAAGGAGTTTTAGGGTAGTTATAAGTTTTTTCCCAACTATCACAATGCCAATCGTAGTATTGATTAAGTTTATACTTGGTAAATTGACAAGACTCTGAATAATCCCAGTTAAAATTCCAGCCCGCTTTTATATTTGCTTGATGAACAAAGGGGTGTATTTCTTTATAAATCCAAGTATCATTAAGCCATACGAGATCAGAATCTCTTTTATATTTTAAATTTCTAACTTCTTCTTTATTTAAAGGTTGATTTTTTAAATTTCTTTCTTGGGTATAAACTCCTGTAAGTGCCATCGTTTCTTTTTGCTCTAAACCATATTTAATAATTTCATCACAGAATCGTGGTGTTAGTGCAGATTTAAAATACCAAAAATAATTAGGCAAATTCATGAGTAATCGTTAAAATAAAGTTTAAAGAATCCTTTTGATTGTTGGTAATATAATACATTTGCGTAGAGGGAAACATAATAAATTGATTATTAGTTAAAGATATATCCCAACTTTTTCCCTTTCTTCTATTATCATCATAATGGATTCTAACATTACAATCTTTAACGTTGACTCCATATAACATGGTGTAATCAGGAGAGTTTCTTAAATCTATGGGATTTATATTAAGCAAAGGAATGGAAATGTCTTTAGGTTTATAAATATTTCCCCATGTCTCTTTATTAAGTAATTGAAAATTATATTCCACATTAATATGTTCTCGTATATAAGTATTCAACATATCCCAAGCCCTGGAGTATGGAAATTCTTTATTATTGATTTGTGAGTTTAAAATATCGGATTGAAGTTTATTACGATCTATTTCAAAACCTTTCGGCATAGCAATATCACCATGATATAAAGCTATTTCAGATAGTAATTTTTTTAATAGGGTACTACCCATAAAATATTATTTACAATATTCTTCCGTGGCCTATATTATCTGCTTCAGCTGTTTTATCCCAACTTTGATCTTTTTCGTTCCAATTATAAAAATGAGTAGCTTTCTCTTCTTCTGATAGCGCAGGCGCATCACCAAGGGGCGATTGCCATCTAGCTTCGGATATATTTAATACCCAGCTTGGCCAATAAGAGGGTTTTTTAGGATAGAATATATTATTATCTTCATCCCAAATATAACCTATTCCTGCATAGTTTCCTCTCAATGGAGTTCCTCCTAGTTTATGTGTTCCATGTGATGTATTGTAAGATGTTTGAATCCACATTGGAGCAGGCCAGTTATTGTGCTTTTGCAAATATTGTTGTCCTACTGATTCATCTTCAACACCATCAGCGTTCAACATATTTTTATCACTCAATGTTAATACTGAAATAACTTTTGAATTTAGACTCAGTTTTGCAAAATGTGCCATAATTTTATTGAAATTTATACCTTATTGTTACTATACCTGAACCACCAGTACCAGTAGATGGATTTGCTCCTCTTTGTCCTCCGCCACCACCACCCATATTAGTCGTTCCACCAGTAGCACAAGGGGATGGTCCATATCCGCCATTACCTCCGCCACCTACTCCACCAAGTGCGCTAGGAGTAGAAGGGGGAGTTTGACATGTACCACCTCCGCCACCACCAGCAAAATATCTTGTATCACTCGCTGGACCTGCTTCACCATAACTTGGAGCTGTGGGACCAAAATAATCATCAGCTATATAACTTCCTGCTCCACCAGTTCCTCCAACAGCATGAGCCGCATCTCCACCAGCCGCACCAGCACCACCTCCACCCCCACCATTTGTAGAAGTTGCATTACCATCAAAGCCAGCACCACCAGGAGTTCCTTGTGGTGGGTCGGTGGGAGGGACATTTCCTGCTCCTCCAGCGTAACCATCACTTGGACCTGGTCCTCCTTTGGCACCGCTACCTGAACCACCAGGATTACCAACTGCATTAGGACCAGCTTCCCCACCAGCTCCTCCAGCAGATGTGATTGGTGCAAAACTTGAAGTTCCTCCAGTACCACCAACTCCTCCACAGCTAGGTCCAGGATTAGCCGCACCAGCCGCACCAATTGCAATTGCATAAGGAGAAGCTGTAACTGTTATGCCTGTAGGACTTGCTAAAGGGGATGTTGTAGGAGATGGTAAACATAAACTGTTAGCCATTCTAAAACCTCCAGCTCCGCCTCCGCCTCCTGCATAGGCTGCTCCTCCTCCGCCGCCAGCAATTACTAGATAATCTACGGAATTGTTTGCAGCGGTTTCTGCGGATACAGAACTAACGCAAAATGTTCCTGGTCCTGTAAATACATGAGTTTTATAATCACCAACAGTTAAAGTAGCATCTCCACCTGAAGCTGCCATAAAAGTTTGAGCACCACTTGGATTTGTTGTTACATTTTGTTGAGTTGCTAGCCAACCTTGCGTTGCGTCTGCATAGACTAAAGTTAGCGACTCACCTTCAACGTCTAAAGTTGGATCTGCGGCATTGCCACCTCCAATGTTCTCTGAACCGTTGGGAGCTACAGTGCAAGGATAAGTATCGAAAGTTCCAGCATAATCTTTAATAGCTACAATATCTCCAACACTTGCAGCTGGTAAATTAACTGTTACCGCGCCACCTGAAGTATTAACAAAATAACCTTTACCACTCTCTGCTGTCACAGTAGAGGTGTGAATACTTGTATCCCACTCTATCGCACCGCCAGCGGCGGCAGCAATAACTCCTGAAGCTCTAAAAACATTATCGCCTATACTTCCACTCATAATCTTTTATTTCCTATTATAACGTTTGATCTAAATAACTAATAACAACATCAACATCAGCAGAACCAGCTGTTCTACCATAAAGTACATCTGTTGCTTCCATAACTATTCTTGTTGTATGTTCAAAAGTTGCACTTGCAGCTAATGCTTGTAATTTATAAATATAAGTATCATTACTGCCACCTGCTGGATCGAGATAAAGATCAAAAGTCTCAGCCGTCGCTCCCGTTTCACATAACGATATATTAAGTATCGTGTAAGTGTGTCCCGATGCTGCTGTCAACAAAGTATTTTCAGAGTTCGTCATTGCTCTGACACACTTTTCCTTCAGTACTTCACTTGCCATTTTTTCCTCCTATTAAAATCCCATTATTAATGCTTTGCCTGTTGAAGACACAGATGGGTTCATTGAACCCTCAATAGCTACAACTCCAGTTCCATTTGGAGTTACAGTAATTTCACCATTTGCACCATCTAATAATGTTATGCTTCCCGCATTAGTTCCATTATTTGTATTTAAAATTAAATCTCCCGTACCTTGGGTAGTAAGTGTTGCATTAGCATCATTATCACCAATC